TGTTGTCATAGTCATTGCATCTTCATCGCCTTCTTCTAAATCTTCAATCCTTAATGTATCAGGGTTAAACTTTAAGTCTACTTTTGTGCCAACACCACTACTAGAACGTGTTTTCATAAACTGTATCTGATATCTACCCTTTTCTCGCATAGCATTACTTGTAAATATACCCACAACATTATCTGCTGTTTGTATTTTACTAATACCACCTGCAATATGATGATGATCGAACTCTATTTCTTCTACTGCCCCTCTGTTTAACTGGGAGGCTGTTACAAATAGTAAGTCTTTCTCCATTGCTAAGTTACGCAACTCCTCAGATACATATTTGTCTTTAATAAACAAATCACTACCACTTACTTTTGCACTAATAGGCATCATTAAATCTAAATAGTCTACTAGCAAACAATCTACTTTTTCACCACATGCTATTTCATATTCACGTAAAAATACTTTTATATCATTTACATTTACGCCATTAGGCATTTGTTTTACTCTTAATCTACCTGCACCTTTGGCTTTCATACGAACTTTTAAGTCTACATCTTCCATGTTTCGCATAATTTCTTTTGTGCCATAGCCAGATACCATACTGTCTAATCGCATACTAATAAGTTGTTCACTAAGCTCTAAACTAATATAAACTGTATTCAATCCTGCTAATGCCCAATTAACTGCAAAGTTCTGTAAAAATAAACTTTTACCTGCACCTGAGCCACCAGCAAAAATAGTCATCTCACCTCTGTTCATACCACCATACAGTTTGTGATCTATTCCTTTCCAGCCTGTACTAATTGCTCCACTTTGATCTTTAATCCATTGCAGTCTTCCTTTAGGATCTTCAAAGTAATCTAAACCTAAATCTTTTACAAGTCCTACTTGTACTGCTTCTTTAATTTTATTTTCCACAGTACCATAGTCTTGATTCTCTAATAAGTCTGTGCTTTCAATAATTGCTTTCTCTAATGCTTTATGTCTACAAAATGTTTCAAACTCTTTTAAAAACCATTCATGATGATCTGCTGTTACATTTGGAATAACTTCTATTTGTACACCACTTGCCGCACTTACTTGCTCTGGCGTAGGAATACTATTAAAGTCTTTAGAATGGCTCTGAAATAATTTTACTGCTGTTCTATATTTCATATTAAAATAATCAGCATCAACAATATTTGCACACCTGCTAAACAGATCAGGATCGCTAATTAAAAACTTTAAAAATAGTTCTTGTGTTTCTTCGTTGTAGTTTGTTAAATCACTCATTTTCTTTTATCTCATTAGTTATATATCTGGCAACTTTAATATGCCCTGCTTCGTTTGGATGGCTATCACTTGTACTAATTACATTATTACCTGCAATAATACTTATAGGTTTAATAAACTTTGACGGCACTACTATATCTACATTATTATCACATGGCATACACCTTGAGCTCATACCTGTAAATATATGTGGTATCTCATGCTGTTTAAAAAATGCTATCATTGAATTAAGTAAGTTATATGTTTCTTCCTCAACTGTTCTAATACTTCTGTGTAATAAAGAATGGTGTATAAAATTTGTAACTTTTTTATTAAGTTCATCTATATCTATGTCACTTCTATTATATGATTGATCATCTAGCACTACATCATTTTTACACATACCAATCCAGGCATCAAATTCTGAGTCAAACCATTCGTCCCTAAACCAATCAGTTAATTGTATTACAAACATTGTGTCGTGTACTGCATGGGTATTAATATATTCTTTTGTACGCCTAAGTATTCTTTTATTACTGCTACCAATCCAACTTTCATTTACAACGTCATAACCTTCCATAAAATCAGGCCATGCTAACTTATTTTCAAATTTATTGCCATAACTAAAACTACAACCATTTACATATAACTTCATAACATTTTTGCCCTTACTTCTATCTTTAATTTGTTGTTGGTTGCATGTTTTATAATACTGCTTATTGTTGCTAGTCTTCCATACATATTTACAGCATCTGCGGCATCTTTACAATCAACATGCCAAGGCGGGAAACTTACTTCCCACCCTAGTTCAGCGGCCTGCAACATTAATTCTATTCCTGCTTTATCTCTATCAGGACATACTATTATTCTTTTACCCAACTTTTCAATTAAATGTGCCTGCTCAGGGCCTACACTATTACCTTGTATAGCAATACCATCTACAAGTATAGCATCAAATACTCCTTCAGTAACAATAACAATCTCTCTCTTACTATCTGCAAATCTATCTATGTTAAACACATATCCAGGTTGCATCTTGTGTAAGTACTTAGGCGTTTGTTTGTCAGGAGGGCTTATATGCCTTCCTGTCCAGCCTACAACCTCATTGTTATAAGTGAAAGGGACTACTAATCTCTGCTTATATAACCTGTCATCAAAGTATAGCAGTGGATATAGACCAAGTAGTCCTCTTTGCTTTGCATATTCTTTTACAGCATGACCATCTTCTAAGTCATCAACGGCACTTGCTGTATCAGGTATTTGCTCTGTGGTAAATTTTTGTAAGTTATAAACATAGTCAGTTTCAGTTTCTGTCTCTAACTCTTCTGCATATTTTAATAACTCTATTGTAACTTTATGTATGTCCTGTTGATCTGCGCCAAGTATTGTTGCTAAGTCTTTATATTTTTTACCTAGTGTTGGATTAGGTTCCCAACCAGTTGTATAGCCACAATTAAAACAATTATAAGATATTTTTGCACCTGTTGTAATCAGTCCACCACGTTTTCTTTTATCTGAGCACATAGGACAATCCATAGTGTTCCAGCCACTAGGAGTTTTATTAGTTTTTATTGGCAGATTATCCAAAAGGAGACGATGCACCTTTTCCACTAAAAAGTCTATATCCATGCATTAATTATACACGATATAGTTGGAAAAGTCAATTAGTTTCTTAGTTGTACTAAAGAAATATTTCCAGCAGTTGGTTCGCTTAATACTCTGATGTAATTTGCATTTACCTGGAAAGTTTTATGATATATTGTTGAGTTTGCTGTTAAGGAAACATTACTCTCTACATTAAACCAGTCAGTGCTATTATTAGCAGTATCAGGTGTATTTTCTACACAACTTGCTTGTATCGAAAAGTTTCCTGTATAGGCATTTGGATGTACTGCTATGCTATGTAAACAGGATGTAAAGTTTCTTGCTTGATTACCTTTTAATGCTGATGTAACAAATACATTTCCTTCATCGCCATTATTAGTATTTGTAACTTGTATAAATGTACTTACATTTGCTGTTTGAGTATCTACTGGTGTTTTTTTAGTTTGATCTAATATTTGTATATCAAATTTAATGTTATTATTTTGATCTGCAAATACAGGAAGCTCTTGCCCTTCTGCTGTTTCTCTACTAATAAAAATCTGATATAAACCTTCTGATAGTGTAGTTAAATCACCTTCAGCCATAGCAAGTTTTACTTGTCCTACACTTCCTGTATGTTCTAAAACTCTAGTAAAAATTCTTTTACCTGTTAAAGGATGCATCAATGTACCTCTAAGTACATCATTGCCTACATTTTGTAGTTTCCTGTCTTTATTTCGTATATTAAAGATTATCTCATTAGATAATCCTTTATGTGCTGTTAGTTTTTTATTATTCATAGGTCTGTTATCCACATAGAAACCGTCCGAGCCAATCACTAGATCGATTACCTCGTCGTATAAAAATAATTTGTGATCTCCGTAACTCATAAGTTTTAACTCTTTATATTGTAGTATTTATCTTAATGGAACATAAATAACATTGTGGAGAAAGATAAACTAATAGAACAAGCAGAAGAGCGTTACCCATTCCTTACAGGCATTACCTATGCAGGCAATGAATATGTAGGTATTGTTGTGAATCACGACAATGCAATATGTACTTTTTATGATATAAGTAAGATGCCTTCATTAGAAATTAAAAAGAGATTTTTAGACTTTGGTGACATGTGGTGGTGGGAAAGTAACAGACAACTACCTATAGATATTTTTCTTAATCACGAAATGAAGGAATTCATTCCTTTCCTATCTACATTTGTAATGAAAGATGTAGAAGTTTTATTTGGGCCAATGACCTCGTTACAGAATTTAATTACAAAAAGAATTAAAAGACGCGGTGTTCAACTAGTTCGTAAAACAGACTAACTACTCACAAATATTATTAAGTTGCACTATAATTGCTAATGCATACCCATAACTGTGGCTCTTTTTAAAGAAATAACTGTTATCATTAGGTTTGACCCAAACATCAGCCTCTATCTCTTCCCAAGTTTTACCTACTAAGTGCCTTTTACCTGGTCTTATTATTGCAAGTATCATTGCTAATTGTTCCAGGCTTGTGGGTAAATGTTGATTTACAATATCATAGTGGTTGCTGATATGAAATAATTTCTCAACAACTTCTTTATGTTCAAACAATTCCCACATAGGTTCTGTTGCTACAAGTTTATCAAGATGTGTTTCATCATCTATGCCTTCATATACATGGTTGTTTAAAAAGTCTACTTTAAACCAACCATCTTGTTCTGCTTGTTTATGTTCTATTGTACTATATCCTTGTAAAGGAAACTTAGGAACATTTTGAAAGTAGACACCAGTATTGTGTTTTGTAAAGTTACCATCCTTTTCAATACTTGCAGGTGTATGCCTAACTAACTTTAAAAAGTCAGTTCTGTCTGCCATATCGATATCTACATCAAAATCAAACTTCATTGATCAACGAACTCCACTTCTTCAACTTTTCTCTTTTAACTTTCATACGTTTTACTATTTGATTATTAGTAACAATACCTTGTTCTTTGAGTAATTCGACCATACACATTAAGTCGCCTATCTCATCTTGTAAATTTTCATAATCAACTTGCTCGTTGAACCTCAGCATTTTACTACATGCCTGTGATACTTCAGCACATTCTTCCATTGTAATAACTAATAATTCTTCTCGTCTATTCATTATTCTTCCTTAACAAATATTCCATCTACCATCTTGCCTTTGCGATCTTTTATATCCTCATAAGCAACACCTAAACATTCTTCTAATGTTGTGCCTTCTCTTTCAGCAATGTTAATAAGAATAACTAGACAATCTCCAATGTCGTCTTTTACATCTTCTCCTTTACATACACTATCTGAAAGTTCTCCAACTTCTTGTATAAGTTTTAGTACTTGGTCTTTACTTGTTGCTCCATCAATTAGGTTCCTGTCATGGTGCCATTGTGATGTTTTTTCAATTAACTCTTTCATATTCCTGCTACCTCGCATGTTGTTTTAATTTCTTCTACTTCTTCTCTATTATGCCCAAACTGTTTCATCCAAAATGTTGTATCTATAACATGTTGGATCATTTTAACTTGTTCATCATTAAACCTTGTAAGCAATTCTCCGCCTGTTTCGCTCAAATATAATACCCAGGGACTTACTTTAGCACTTCTGATATCATGTACTGCTCTAGCAGGAGTTACTATTTTAAAATAATCTTGCCAATCATTGTCTGACTCTTCTGCCCACTTGTTTAGATATATTATAGTACGCTCTAGTGCTTTTAAGCCAGGTTCCTTTCTTACATAAGTTAGCAAAAACTCATCATACATTTTGTCTTTGCTCCAATCTGCAAGTTTCTTACCTTCTTTAATTAACCATTCTGCAAATTTCTCTGGAGACATATATTCGTTTACAATACAACTTCTACCAAACTTTGTAAATCCTTCATAGTATTGGCTCTTTATAAAGTCTTCCATACTTTTAGGTTTACTTGCCTGTGTATTAAGTTCATAAAACATCTGAAATACTCTGTAACCTAGTCTTATATGAGTTAATTCTTTATCGGCCCAACGTCTTTTCTTAACACACATATGAGCACTAAGAGTTCTTTCACTCATAAAACTTTTTTCACACCATTTACAAGTGTTACTTTCCAAAGATGTCTTTGATGGTTTTGTCATCATACCCGTGTGCTTTTGCTAATTCTTTTAATTCTTCTTTACTATTAATATCTATAAGGTTGTTTATATCTTCTGACTTCATATGTGGAAATATCTCATATATAAAATCAAATATCTTACTTTTTTTCTTCCTGCTGTTAGGCGGTTTTACATAAGGATGAAACTGTATAGAGCCTACACCACATGTACTTAAAAGCAACCATTGTAGTTCTGGATGTTTACTAACTTCCATAAACTGATAGTTTACACATTCATTTGTCATAAAAATATAATCTGCGGCATGTTTACCTTGTACACTACTGCAATATCGCATCATCATCCAGGCACTAAAAGCCTTTTTACCTTCATGTGATAAGTTATTATAAAAGTTTCTATCCTTTTTGTCAATCGCCGCCATTATATCTTTTAATGGTATTTGTGGTTTTTTAGCCATTTATTGTCCTAGCATTTTAAATTTAAAAGGTATTTCCCAATCTCCTACATAATTATACTTATTAGGATATGGTTCATAAGGTA